ATAAAAATACAAATATGATAAATGGTTTTACTTTCTTTTATAATCAATCAATTAAAGTATTTGGTATGTATAACTATATATCACAAATTGTATTTGAGACTGCTAATTATTATATTTATTTGAGAACAAGTCTTCCTTATACTAATATATATGATCAACAAATAACAAATATGATAATATCGCCATCTAATATTAATGAAGTTGATTTATATTATTTAACTAAATTTAGATATAATTATGGTATTCAATTACTAGATTATAATATGGAAACTGGAACTACTATAGAAGTTATTAGAGCCGCATTAAAAAATGATCAATTGATTTTTATTGAAAAAACAAGAAATAATAATCCTATTAAATTTAGATACGGTTATTCACAGGCACAAAATGAAGCATTAAATAATATAAGTTCAGATACATATACTAATATATATTTTTATAATTATCGTATGTTAAATACAGATGGAACAATTAATAATTTTGATACATTAATTGGAACATATTTTTTACTATGTGAAAAAAATACAAATGATATTCAAAGAATACATTTATGTAAAATTAAAGAAGGTAATAAAATTAAAATATATACACAACTAGATTCAATATCATCTAATTCATTTACATTAAGTAAATTAGTATGGATAAAAATTAATGAAAATGGGACATTTTCATATGGTATTAATCAAATAGCACAAGTATATCCAATAATATCAACTAATACTCAACCTATTGAAATAATAATAAAATATCCAATTAAATTTATAAATCAACAAACATTTAATTCTGCTAAAAATAAATATATTCAAGATATAACATTTAATGATAATATTATAGATATTAATATTTATAATTCTGTTTATTTAGATGAGTCATTAACAATAGAATGTGCTATTATTTATACATTAGCATCTAATAAATATACATTAGAATCTGATAAATATATTATGCATAATATAAATATAATTTATACAAAAAATATTAATTATTTAGTTAAATCACAACAAGTAAATAAACAATTAAATCCATATAAAAAATTAAATGATAATACATTAGAATTTTATATTAATACTAAAATAATAAATACTGAAGATATTGTTCAAAATATATTATTATCAAAAATAAATAAAACAAATTTTGAATATAAACATAAATTAGTTGATAATACACATTTAAGTTTAAATATCAATGAGAAATATACAATACAAGATACTAATTTATTAATAAGTAGTTTTAATAATAATGATAATACAATTATAACTATTAATAATATTGATAATGATAATTTAGAAATTTCAAATGATTATTCACAAGTTCAATTATTTACAAATTATGAAATAGATATAAGTAATATTTTTCATCAATCTTATTTATTTACAGATGTTGTTCAATTAAAAAATGATTTATTTAAAAAAAGTATTATTGATTATATAACACTATATGATTATGTGAAACCATGGAATAGATGGAGTATATTATGTTCTGTGAAAAATACAACAAATTTAAATACTTTATTAAAAAAAGTATATATACAATATGTTAATAATGAAGCAATTGAAGTGACACCTGATGCAGGTGCAATAGCTAATTATAGTTATCTTACTAATAATGAAATAGATATATTAAAAAACGTGTTAGTAATAATTAATACAAAAGCTATTTATAAAACCAATTTTATTGCAATGATAGAAGATGTGGGTCCACGTGTTCTTAATCATATTCCAATATGGTTATCGCAACCTGAGTTCTTTTTAGATGTGACTAATAATATTAATCAAGTATTAAAAAATGTTAATGTGTTTTTTGATGGTAATAATATAATATTTAATAATGATTTAAATCCACCATATATTACAATTGACGGTGAACAAGAAATTGTATATAGTTGTTTAACATATGACTATGACTATCATGAATTTAGTAATATTATTTATAGAAGATCCGTTACATATGATAAAATAGAAGATCAATATAATAGATGGATTAATAAAATTTATAATAATAATGATTCTTATAATAATCTTGGTGTATCTGCAAATAAACTATTAAGATATTTGCGAATATTAGGTGATCAATTTCGTGAATTATATAATAATTTTACAAATCCATTAACAGATACTCCTGATTATTTTTATAATTCACCATTAAAATTTATTATTGCTAGACTATGGGAAAAATATTCAAATACAAGTAATTTAACTAATTTAGATAAAGAATTTACAGATAATTTAACAATGGTTTCACAATTTGAAACTAAAAAAAATAAAGTATATTCCTATATACAATTTGATGAAACAATAAATATTTCTTATTATGGTTTATTAAATTATGCTAAAGGACTTGATTGGATAACAACAGGTATTACTGATGTTAATATAAATGATATTTTAGAATTAGAACCATATGGAAGTAATATTGTTAATGTAATTAATACGCTCGAAATTAATCCTATTTATAAATATAAATTATCTGTTAATAATGAAATAAATATTAATAGCAATTATTCATTTGATTTCCTATATGGTAATAACTTATCTAATCAAATTAAAATATCTAATATAGAAATTTATCCGGATGAAATTAATTTTGAGTCTGATTATAATATTAAACCTACTGATTTCTTTGTGTTAATTCAAGAAACACAATATACTATTATAAAATCAACATATTTAGGTTATTTATATAATATAACATTTAATGTTAATACAACTTTTATTGAACAACTATATTTTCAAGGTTCTGATTTATTAATTATAAAAAATGAACCAAATAAAGTAACTGTATTATTACCCATTAATAATTTAAATATTAATAATGCATTTGAATTTAAAAATAGATCATATGTGCAAAGTTTTACAAAAACAGCTGCTACTGAATGGACCATTATATTTCAGGATACATTATCATATTTTATTGCTGATTTTACTTATATTGAAATTAATAGTATCACTTATTTATTAACATTTAATACTGGTAATACATATTATATTAATACAACAAATACATTTACAGACACATATAGTGTATTAATTGTAACTACTTTAATAATACCATCGACTGTAAATAATACTACATTAGTATTATATGAATATCAATTAGATCCACCTTTTATAGATACAGGTTATAAACCAATTGAAAATAATGTAATAGTTCCATTAGAATTTAAAATATCACCAACTGATACTAATATAATATCACCTGCATATATTTATTCATATGGTGATAATAAACTAGTTTTTTATTATACACATGGTGATAATATTACATATAATTTAATTAATTATAATTCGCCAATTATTCATTACAAACGAATCAATCAGGATATATGTAATAAAATTGTAATTGTTACTAAATTAGAAGAATATAAATATTATATAGTTGGTATTTATAATATATGTTCAAATACAGTATGTTATGTGTATGATTCTACTGATAATATATTTGTTACTAATGTATTCACGCCAAGTAATCTGAATGCAACTAAAAAATCATCAGAAATGTATCAATTAGATAATAATACTTATTTTACACTTGGTATTAAAATAGCAAATTTATCAATTACAGGATTTATACAAAAAAATGAATGGTCGTTTTCAGTTGCTGAATATAGTTATAGCAATAATCAATTTATTATAACATTCCCATCTGATTTTGTTTTATTATCATCTAGTAATATATATTATAGTTTGTCAAATATTTTAGTCAGTATAAATGATTTTATAGTATCTAATAATAAATTAATAATAATTATTAATAATTTAATTACTGGTGGAACTATTAAATTTTGCCAATATTTTTATAATAGTATAGGATCCGTGTTTAAACCATTATTAAATCAAAAACATATATTACAATTTGAATATCCTTATCAATATAGTCCTTCTACTAATTTTTATTATATACCTTATTCATTGAATGGAGATAAATTTGATCAATATTTATATTTAGTTGAAATTAATTCAGATACTACAGTAGTTCCTCTTGGATTTGCACAAAGTGTAGCTAATTTCACATTAACATTAATAAATAATGGTAATAGAATAGTAACTAAAATATTTGATTTATTATATAAAGAAATAGGTGGTATATACAAAACATATTATGTTGTTTCATCAGTTGTAGAAATAGTAAATAATACTTATACATACTATCTTGATTCAAAATATGAGATAAATACTGTATTATCAGTAGCAAAATATCAAAATACATTTCAATATGCAGAGTTTTATAAACAAATTAAATTAAATGAAATATATTTATTTATGAATGAAGAAATAAATCAATATAATATAATTAATGCAGGTGCATCAATACCATCTTCTAAATTTTATTTGGTATCTTATAATAAACTTAGTTTAACTAATTTATTTTATAATGGTAAATTTATACAAAATGAACAAATGAAAAAGAAAACAAGCACATCCACAACTACTATACAAGAAATTGTTATACCAGAATTTAATAATTATACAAAGTTTTTTTCAAATATAAGTATGTATTTTAATGATCAATTAATTGAAGAATTAAATGAGAATATATTTAATATAGATAAATATTTATATTCAACAGAAGAAAAACGTAATCAATTATATAAGTTATGTAAAATAAGATTTATTGATAATAAATGGGTATTATATATTCCTTTAATATTTTGGTATGCAAATAACCCCGGTTTGGCTATTCCTACTATTGCAATGCCACATATTGAAATTAGATTACAATATACACTTAATCCTTTATTATATATATTATTGAATGATTTATCAAATACAACCTATGAATTTACAAAAACACCAGAAGTAAAATGCACATTAATTACAGAATATATTTTATTAGATACTATTGAACGGAAATTATTTGGAACATATAGTCATGAATATGTTATTGAACGATATAAAACTTTCCCAATCATTTATGTAAATAAAACAAATGTAGTATTAAATAAAAAGTTTCATGGATTAATTAAAGATATATATATGATTACAAATCCCATAAATGATGATAAAACATATTATTCAAATATAATAACAAAGTATGATACAAGATATCAACAATATATGAATGCTTATAAATATTATTTGGAATATATTAAAAGTAATATTTATACATCAGAAGAACAGAAAAAATATGCAATTGATATTGAAATAATTAAAAATAATATGATTTCAATTAATAAATATTTTGCAACAGAAAATAAAACAAGTTCACCAGAAATAATTCAAATAAATAGAATAATTAATACATATGATAAATGGGCAATTTGGGATAATAATTTATTAAAATATATCTTGTATTTTGAAAATAAATATTTAACAGCACTTACAGATAGTCAAAAAGAAACTACATTATCTTTATATTTAAGATATATGTTCTCAAATAAAGTTATTATTAATGAAATATCTCCAATAGAATCTATGGTTTTTAAAGCTAATGGAACTGAATTGTTTGCAGAACGTGATTATTCTTATTTTACTAATGTTGTCCCTTATCAAAAATTTAATAATTCTCTACCAACAGGATATTATGTTTATACATTTTCATTATATCCATTAGATAAACAATATTCAGGACATTTAAATTTCACTAATTTTGATGATATTGTAATTAAAATTACATCTAATCCATTAGTATTATCTGAACAATATAAATTATCAACTATAGTAAAAGAATATAATATATTAAGAGTTATGAGCGGATTAGCTAGTTTAGCTTGGATATAAATTAGATACTAAATTGTAAACCACCAATTCCATTTTTTGTTTTAAATATATTATATTGAATACCATAACACCTACATACAGCAGTATTTTGATAAGTAATTATTTTATTCATTTTAATTTGTAGATATGCATCATCTATTTTACTAAAGTTTAAAGCACCTGAAGGTTGTAAATCTAATGGATTTAATGCAAATGAATAAAAATAAATACCATTTTGAATACTATTTAATTTATGTTTATATTTTTGTAAATAAGTATAAAACTCTGGGGAACTTGAATTAATACAATTTATTGAATTAATAACAATTGTATTTTTATTAATTAGATTTTCTTCTGTTAATGTATATGGATATGTTGTATAATTAAAATGATCATTTAAATTTATATTAGATGATAATATAATCCGCCATACTAAAAATTTTATAGGATTTGTTAATGATAATTTATATGCTATATTTGTAGAATATATTATTTGTTCGGGTAATGTTTGTATTATTGGTATTAAATATTCATTTTCATTATTTATAAAATTAAATCTTTCAAAATTATCAAGATAAATATAATTAATTAATAAATAAGATGATATTAACGATGGCTTATTAAATTTAAAATAATCTTCATCAGTAACAACTACTGTATTTGGTTTAATATTAATAATAAAATTTGTTATTTCTCCTATTAATACTAATGTTGGATCATTTAATATTGTTGGAATGATAAATTTACCTTTAATTTGATTATAATATAAATTATTTGTAATTGGATCAAAATAAATAAATTCACCTATTATTTTAGTATTTTGATAATTTTGATAAAAATATTCACCTACTTTAAATAAACAAAAATTGTTAGTAACTGTTATAAAATGACTAGGAGATATTCTATAACATTTATCTATATCATTAAAATCAACATGAATTTTAACATCATTATGAGTTAATGCAATTAATGGTAATGCTAAACCACTATCTAAACAAAACCAAAAAGATAATGGTATATGTAATTTTGTCATTAGTTTAGTTTGTGAAAATTCTGTATTTGTTGATATATTTCCTATCATTTTATTATAACCTGTTTTATGACCTATGCTTGTTGTTATTTCATGCCAAATATTTAACCAATCGCCATAATGACGATCAATTATAGAACCACCTATTTCTATTTCTACAAAATTTATTAATGCTAAACCTATTTTTTTTACCCATGCAAATTGTTTATTAATACTTGATGTATTTTCTAATTGAATATATGGTAATTCAACATATAAATACATCATTCCAACTAAATCTGCATTCTTTGCAACAGTTACTGTACATTTCCTACCAAAATCTGGTATTGTTTTAAAATACTGTGGTGTTGGTTCTATTGAATAATTTGTATGTCTTCTATAGGCTATTTTAAAAAAAGTAATCTCAGGCTGTGCTGATAAATAAAGGTTTTCTTTTCCTACTGATACAAGTAATAAAAGACCTACACCCATTATACCAATAATTAGAAATTCCGTCTTTATATTATTTAATTTAATATAAAATATATTGAGTTAAATAATATTTTATTGTGATAAGTCTACTAAATAACTGCATAGACCACCAACTTTATTTGTTTTTGAACAATATTTTTCTAATTTGTTTATTGCTATTTCAAACATTTTAAACATTTGATCTATTGTTTTATGTTTAAAAGTATATAAGCCATTAAAACTAGCATCATCTGCTCTATTGTCAGATGGCTGATCTTTTACAACAGGTCCTATATCACTATTTAGAACTAATGCAAATTTCATTGCACCTTTAAGTGCGAATAAGATTTGTTTTTCTACTTTATTTAGATTTTCAATAACTTTATATATATGATCTAAATCTCCTTTGGCTATATTTATTCCATTTTGTGTTAATATAGTCTCTGTATTCTTAACGGTAGTATATAGCCATGCTGGCATTTCACCTGTATCTGTCAATTTTATTAACTTTTCAATATTTTTATAATGATCATAGAAATCTGTAGATTGTACATTATATTCATCAATTTTGATACGATCACCACCAGCCTGATTACCGCCTGTTAATGCACGTAAGAAAAGTTGATTAAACATAGGATGCACTGATATATTAGGAGATCCTGCAATAACACGTAACATATGTGGAGATAACTTTTTAATCGCATCTAAATGCGCGTTAATTTCTTCAACATGCTTATCTACTATTACTTTAACTTCGCCGAGAGCTATACGACCTTTGGGTTGCGATGGATGTAGATTGTTAGTCCCCCTTAGAAGAGCTAATACAGGTGATGGAGTTTTAGCTTCTTCTATTACAGTGTCGCCAATTGCATCAGGATTTAATATAGCAGGTCTTGCATTTATTTGACCAATGATTCCTTCAATTACAGCATTTAATGCCTCATTCGCTTTAATAGCAGCTACCGCTGATGTGTTTAAACCTTCATTCCCTGCGGATGCATACTCTTCTAATTTTTTATGCCATGCAACAACAGTATCATACATAACTATTCCATTAACATCGACATGTGGAATTTTATATTTTTCTAAAGCTAGATGTGCTAAAAAAAGATTTATATTATCTAGATAATCAACCACACCCTTTGACCAAAACGTGGCACCCTGTAAGAAGTTTGCACAGGCGCCCACATTTTTCCCATTAATACAATCTTGTAAAAAGGTATTACAAAAATAGTGATAGTTAGGATCCTTAAGACCTGTAGCTTTACAGGCATCATCTGTTGTAAAATCTTTGGCTCGTTTTTCTGTTCCATCGGGAGTTAGTATATATAATTGTTTATCATCTTTTCTAATATATCTATAGTTCTCAACTGGTTTAATACTTTTATCATACTTCTTAAGATTATCTAACAGAGTTGAATTTAACAATGTTGGTGTTGGTGTTGATGATGGTTTAGTTGATGCATCATTCTCTACTTTTTCAATTTGATTTATAGCAGCTTCTACTTGCTTTTGTAAAAATCTCTCTAATGCATAACTAGTAAATACTCTTGAAGTACTAAAGATATTATCGCATTTTACAGCATTAATAGCATCCCTATATGTTTGCATAATACTCTCATCAGGCAAATTAGCGTGAGCGGCAGAATATGCGCTAGTGAGACGTGTACCTTTGTATCCAAATAAAGTATGAATAATGTCTATTTTTGAATAATATGTGCCATGTGTTACACTTGCCCATTCTTGGGGTTTTTCAATTATATTGCTTGATGTATTTCTAAGTTCTATTACAAACGTTTGAACAACTGCAATAGCAAAATTTCGTTCTCCTGCATCTGGCATTCCGGGTATAGTTTTAATAAAATCAATAGCTTCAGTTTTGCTAGAAACAGGTTGACCATTTAGACGTTCTGTTAATTCACAAAGAAATTTAAGCATTTCATTATACAAAGGTTCCTTATCAATCATCCATGGTAAAGGTCTTTTAAATTGTACATTCCCCTCATCCTGTGTTATACGTTCAGTTGTAGCTTTAAATCCTGGGAAGGTCTGTACCCCTGTTAGGACACTATTCGATATGGATCTAACTGCTTTATATGATTCACCTTCTTGTTTATTAAAATTTGCTTCTTTACGTAATTGAGCTATGAATAACTCTACACGATGATCTGGCTTACCTGGGTAATATCTATCATCAATACCGCCTAGAAGAGGAATATACACACTATTAACATCAGTGCCATGTAATTTACTTGCTTCTGTGCGTTGCGCCAAGAAACCTGTAGTTGTGCTTAATGAACTTATTGGTGTTGTTTTTGCTACTTTTGGTGCCATTATTGTTATTATATATATAATAATAGAAAAAAATTAATTAGATTTTTTTAAATATTTTTATAAATTTATATCTTAATTTATTATATAATAAATGAAAAATATTTTTTTATGGATAATTATAATAATTATAGGATTTATATTATATAATAATACGTATCCAATAACTGAACAATTTAATGAAAATGATAAAGTAATAATAAAAGTATTTAATTTTAATACTTCTTGGTGTGGTTGGTCAAAAAAGTTTCACCCTGAATGGAATAAATTTACACAATTAATAATAGATAATAAATTAAATCATATACAAGCATATGATATAAAATGTGATGATGATTCTAATTCACAAATATGTAAAGAATACGATGTCCCAAGATATCCATATATAGTTATTGAAAAAATGACAAATACCAACAGTAAACCTGATAGAATTATATACG